GCAGCAGGAGCAGGGGTCATTTGCTGAAACGTAGGCGTATGCAATAAAGGTAGATTTTTTTGTAGTACTGGCATAGGTTTATGTGTAAGTAACGTTATTGATATTTAGCAAACAGGCAAGCGTATTTGTGGCATTTGGGACAATATCGTTAGTAGGTTGTCCACCGTTCTGTGTTTGGTTTGTAAGGGTTGAACAGGTTGTCACGGTAGAAACAGTGGTAACTGTGGTTAATGTCCACGATCCGCTTTGGGTTACACCGCCAATCACAGCGGCGCTTGCCTGTAGCGCCGCCCGAATATTTGCACCATCAACCATTTCAGCCAATTTGCCTAATGCATTACCTTGAACGGATAGCAAATAAAGTAAATCTTCAGTGTTTTGCTGCTCTTGCACCGTCGCAGGAACTATCGCCGCATCATCGTAGTAAATCTGTAATGGGTCGCTGTTTGACATTGCGCTAGTGTCAAAATCAAGCGTCAAAACATTACCTGATACTGTCCCGCCTTTGCCAGTACCCGCAAAATTATAAATAATTGTGTTGGATGCGACGTTTGTGATTATCAGAATTGAATCGAGCAAAATACGCGAATAGCCCAAAAACGTAACTGTTCTTGAGGCTGCGTTAAAAGTGTAGTTCGTAATTAATATTTTCATAACACCACTGCATAGGCGATCGCCAACTCCTCACTAATTCCAGATCCGCCCGTATTAGTAACCCAAGTCATTACACCCGTGCCATCGGTTTGTAAAATCTGTCCCGAAGTTCCGTAATTTGGCGGTAAAGTAAAAGTTAAATTTGCGCCCTGACCCGTTGCTGGTAATTGCAAAATAGTTCGCCAGTCAGATCCGCTTTGACTAGCTCCAGCATTAAGCATGAAGCTAGTATTAGTGATTCCCTTTAGATCAGGTATTAAGCTCATTTAATTATGACGGTACAGAGTAATACACCAAGATTCTAGCAGCTCCAGCACTAGCGCCACCTGCTGCGTAAGTAGCGATCAAAGCTTCACTAGCCGCCGCCTCTCCAGGATTCGTTTCGTAAACATCTTTAGCGATGCCTTGCAAGACGTTTTGAGACGAGCCCATATATTTAGAGGTAGTGCCAGCAATCCCCACAGTTACGTTAGCAGTGCCATTAAAAGGCGTATCAATAACGACTTGGATTTTATGGATTACAGCATTAGCTGGAGTCGTAAACAGTGTTAATGGTGAAGACGTACCAAAAGCTAGCGAAGTAGTATCAACCGCCATTTTGTCGGCAGATCCGCCCACCCCAGCCCATGTTAAATTACCACTGCCATCCGTCTGCAAATACTCAGACGGCGATCCGTCTGTAGTAGGTAATGTCAGTGTGTAGCCGGCCGCCATACCAGTTGCAGGACGATTGATTGTAATAGACCAATCCGCGCCTGTATTAGCAGCGTCAGCGTTGATAATCAGACCAGTGTTGCCAGTTGTTTCAAATTGGCTCGCTTGAACCTTTACGTCGGCATTATCAGCAGCATTACGAGCCGCAATCCCACCCGTAATATTTTTCCAAGCATTTACACCGACGCGAAAAATGCTTTCTGTCGTACCTTTTAGATCTTTAAACAGCCCCATTTCTTTCTCCTATTCGTAATAAACAATAACAACGCCTGATCCTTGAGTAGCGCCCATACCAGTATTAAGAGTTAGCAAAATATCGGTATTTGACGCATATTTATAAAACGGGGTCGTTGCGTAAACATCCGTAGAAAGCGGATTATTTTGTCCTGTAGTCATTAATCTCTGAGTGTTGCCACTATCACCTACAGAAATAGTAGAAACGACATTAAAGGCAACATCAAAAACAATTTCAACCTGAGTAATCCGTTGCCCTGCCGTCAATGCATAGATCGTCTGTGTAGTCACATCGCCATAACTAAAATTTATGGATTTTTGCTTAGCTGATACGCCAGTGTTATTAATCTGGATTGGTGCAGATTTAATAATTCGTGTTGGCGAGTTAAGGACTTTAACTATTTGCGTCATGGCATTGGTACAGGATTAACGACGTAAGGGGAGATCTCTATAAAATATTCTGGCGATCCTCCAGCTATTAACTGCAAAAAACAATGTCCAGTCCATCGACCTGCGGGGGACATGGCATCTGTCTGAATTGCACTAAATTCAAATTCCGCTAATCCGTTAGAGTACTTTGTAACAGTAGGGGCAATACTAATAGACGATTTTGCGGTTGGCGCGATCGCAAAAAAGATATCGTACAGTGATAAATCAGCACCAACAAAAGTCGCCTGAGTACCCACACCAAAAGATAGCGATGCTTTCCAAGGGAAACCAATAACTATCGGATTGTCCGCAAAATTTTCAATTGGTACTTCAAGAGCGCAACTCATTTTTATTAAAATAGGCGACCTTGCGATCGCCTATTCCGTTTAGTTATTCAGTATCTACAGGTGTAGATTTTTTAGCTTTTGACTTTGGTGCGATCGCTTCTGGCTCTTCCTCAACAATCGGATTTAGATCGGGTGGCGCTGTTAGCCATCCGTCTGCGATCCAGCCCTCAACATCATGATGATGGATTCGTCTTAATTCCCCTGTTTTGGGGTGATAAAGATTTTGCTTCATGATTTAGCAGCCTGATGGAACGAGGTAAGCGCCAAAAACGAGGTTTCCTGCTGTGCTGAGTTTAGTTGCGACAATTCTTAAAAACCTTGCATTAGCAAAAGTTTTATTGATTTGTTCACCACTCAAGAATACCTCTTGACCATTGAGAGCCGCGCCAGCCGCTACGGTGGGGGCAATAGAGGCGACTTGCCTATAAGTACCGCCAACAGTGTCGCAAACTTCAAGAGATAGAGTCCAATGAACAGTACCAGCCGCATAGCTAGAGTAAGCAGCCTGATTAATGATCACCTTTACCGATTCTTCGGCATTAAAAGGATATTCAATGGGAGTGCCATTAGTAGTTGCACTGATAGCCGCCGCTGTGTAATCGCGTAGGGTTGTTAACGCATCGATTTGCGATGTGTTAGTAGAGTTATTAGCTCTAGGGAGAGTAGATCTAAAAGCGCTTGAGTAAACCATAATTTTCTCTTTAATTGGGTTGAAAGCATTGCAAAATATCAATTACGTGATGTCACGAAATTGATATTTTTAAGCGACAAAAGCAGCGTCCTTTACACCAGCAAGGCGAACAAAGGAACGAGGGTTATAGGTTGCGAAATTGTTCAACCAATCCATACGAATCAGTCTTTTAGTTTCTGTCTGCATCTCTCCCATATCGCGCACGTCAATACCGCCTGTTTGAATACCTGTAAGGTCTTCAGGAGAAAATGCAACGATGTAGATTGAAGAGGTTACAGCCCCGCCGCCGCCGCTTCCAACTTCGGTAAAACCAAGAATTTGATCGCCCTCTGCGTCTTCTTCAATAGGAAACCAAGGGACCCCCATAAATGTAGGGGCTTCAACGCCGATGTCATTCTTGGTTTGGACAACGTAACCCGAAATTGTGGGATTACTGATTGCATCTTGGTAGCGCAAATACAAGTCAAGATTGGAGTAGATACGCAATTGGGCACGAGGGTTGACAGCGCGAACTCTAGAACGAGCGCGGCGTAAAGCGCTAAGTGACAATGCATCACCGCCCGAAGTGCTACCAGCTTGAACTAGTTGAGTACCACCAGCACGAGTTTTCAACCCAGAAAATTCTTTAGGGTTAATGGCGTGATCGCCATTGAAAAAGTCGCCATGCCATTTAAGTTGTAATGACTTGAGAGCCATCGAGATTTGAGTGGTCAAGACGTTTTCGCCATACAGCTTTAAGCCAGCCGTATCGATCTTGATTTCGCCACCAGCAATCACGACTTTCTCGATCCGTCGTTCAACTTCACCAATATCGGCTGTAAAACCTTCGTTGATTGCACGGTTAGCCATTAAGGGGAGTCGCTTCTCTTGCAGCCACTCAACGACACCGCCTGCTCTTTCTTCAAACGCAATAACGTCAAGGATCGGAGAATTACCCGCATACAGCTCGACAAAACCAAC